TATCAATATCAGCATATTTGTTTTCGACTTTTGACAATGAAGTTGGTAATTTGATCGCTGGTAAAATTTTGTTCAACAAGCTTACCCCCTCTTCAATGAAAATTTTGGAATCCTGTTCATTCAATCCTTGGGGAGAACTCAGTTGATCGTATATCGCATACGCTCTTGACATAGATTTATTACTCAAAACATTGTGTTTGAATTCTCTCAGGCTCTTTTTGAATTCTTGTTCGTTTTTGTAGGATTCTAAAAGATTGTTTTCTATCAGGGATTTTATGATTCCAAAAGTCATTTCTTATATTTTTTTGCTATAAATATTAGGAATTTAATAACTTATCCAATTGTTTTGAAATTTCTCCTAAATAATCTTGTGCTTGCCCCAAATTTATTATTTCCGACCCCTCTATCATGTTGGTTTCAACTAAAATATTGAGGTCTCTTTTTCTTGATTCGGGGGTAACTTCTCCTGCTGGTTCTCCAACTCCAGGTGGTGGAGGTGCAATTTCAGGTTCGCCTCCTAAAGGTGGTGCTGGAGGTGCTCCCAATTCTTCAGTTCCGCCTGGAGTTGTCTCTGCACCAGCGGCTGGTGTTGACCCTGTCATGCTTCCGTAGAGTTTATCTATATTATCGAATAGTCCTGTTTTTGTAATAACTGTAGGAGTTGCTTTAAGTTCTTCTCCTACGGCTCTTTCAACTCGTTGTTGTTGTAGATCCAATCTAACCTCATCATCAGACCATCCAAAAATGTGTTTCTTAGCCCAAGTAGAGGATGTCGCTTGTATACCATTACCTGGATCGGCGACCAAATCTTTATATAATAAAACTTTCTCTTTCCATACATCTACTTTCAGAAGATCCGCTTGTGTCGATGGATTAGTTAGACCTAATGTGAAGTTTGAAAGTTCGTCTTCAAATCCTAATAAGAATAAGTGTACTATGGCAATTTTGTTCATTTCCGCCAACATACTTTTCTGAATACGATTTATAGTCCTAGCAAAACGGATATCTTGTAATGCTAAATTTTTACCATCACCAACTACTTCTTCGAATCCTAAAAATGCTTTTGGAACTCTAAGAGCAGTTAAAAGTTTTTTCTGAATATATTCAATATCGGCGATTTCTGAAAGGTTTTGTGCTCCAGCTAAAGTATCAATCGGAGATGGAGCTGCAGGGTCTCTGACAGGGATGAAATAGTCTTGATCAACCGCCATTTGGTTGAATCTCATGTCTACGTTACCTGTCTTACTATCAACTATTTGTTCTCTTTTGAACTTATTGGCAACACGTTGTACATAAGCTTCAACATCATCGTCATTCATATTACCAACAAAAACCTTGAATATTCTTCTTTCAGGAGCTCTTGAAGTACGATAAATTAACATCGCGTCCTCACATAACAACAACTGTTTCCAAATACGTCTTGCTTTTTCCAACATTGAAGTTCCGTAAGGTAATTTTCTGTCATCACCCAATAATCTGAAGTGAGCAATTTCCCAAGATTGGAATTCCATGTTTTTGTTTTTCCAAGTGAAATGGAGGGCTTTTCTGTCTTTATCGACTTCGTTTTTAACATCCACAGAAATTTTTCCACTTGCACCAACCTCATGTCTTTCGATTTCAATGGTTGGAAGTTGTTGACATCCAACGACTCCCTTTTCGGGATCCAGTTTCAAATAAACAAAGTTATCACCATACTTACATGTGTTTCTTGTCCACATTGGTAAGTTTGTGTTGATGTCCAAAGCATTATTAAATAAATCCGCTAAAACCCCTTTGATTCTTTTAGACTCGGAATAGATTTGTAAAATAAACCCATCTTCATTTGTTGTGGTACATTCTTCAGCATAAATGTCCAAAGCCGCAGAAATTTCAGGGGTATATTCCATTGATTCGTAATCATATTGAGCCGACAGTCTTGTTGGTTCATAATAGATTGCTTGAGAATATAAATTGTTTTCTACTTTTGCCCACTGATTGGCAATATAATAAGTTTGTTGAGCTTGAAGTTTTTCTGTCTCGTATTCTTGTCTACTTGTTGTCCGTAAAAGTTCCTTTTTATCGAACTTGAAAGTAGGATAATCCTGATTGAGAAGTGAATTCGGTCCAAAGGTTTGTGACAATCTTTGCCAAACTGTCATGTTTTGATCTGCCATACGTAATTTTACTATTTACCCTGATAATATAAATAGTTATTAGGCTCCAAATAACCATCCATATTTTTGATAATCCGCTTTGGATGCCCCGTTGTTATTTAATCTTGGATCTCTACCCATTTGTGGTACCATTGGGTTGAAAAAGTCGGATGTATTTTTGTTTTCATTCATGACAGTTGCCCACGAATTCAACATTGCTTTTGTATGGTTTACAACTTTGGTCAATGACTGAAAAGATTTTTCGGCAACATAAATTGCCATAGATAATCCCATTATACAGTCATCATGTTGTCCTTTTTGGTGATCAGGTCTTCCGTTGATATAAACGAAAGTATTCATTTCGTTGTAAGTTCTTCTTGAATAAATTTTAAATCCATGTCTTACCGCTTCTTCAAAAGCGGCAATTATTTGAACTCGTTTCGTGTTAAAATTTATACCAGGGATTTTGTCATTTATCTTAGGGTCCCATTTCCATTTATTACTAGCGTCAACACCATCAACATACAATCCACCCTGATACTGTAGCTCTTGTAGTTTGCGAGCTGTAGACACCCCCATACCCCCTGTAATGTCAATTACACAGAAGGCATTATACATGGTTCCCCACTTATATGCGATTTCGGCTAAAACATCTGGTGGAACTTTACCGACATACTCCAATACCTGTTCTCTTTCATCAAAATCAATAATTTGTATTGATGAAAAATCCTCAGAGTCACCACGAGAAACGTCAACACCCATAACGTACTTATGACCGTTTTCAGGTTCCTTGAATATCCAAAGAGCGCTTCCCATCAATTTAGCTTGGGGATCTCTAACTTGATTTTTTGCAATATTTTGCATTAAATCAGAGTCAAATACGTTATCACCTGATCCCAAGAAATTACATTCCAATTCTTGGGCAACTTTTCGTCTATCGTACTTTAGTTTCTTCACCATCCCTTCGAACCATGAAGAACAAGGCTTATATCCTTTCTCTATGTAATCTTGGACTATGTCGTGGTCTCTTTCATATGGGTTATCCACGTTTAACTCAATCACGGTGTCTTGAGAATAATCTTCTCGATTAAGTAAAAAATGAACTAAGTCCGAAGTTTTTACCATATAAAGATCCTTTGTATATCTTGGATCTCGATACCAAAACATTTCCGATATTTTGAAATCATTCATGCCACGTAGGGCTTGATCGTAAATTTCATAATAAATCGGATCGTATCCGTTTGGAGTAGATACAACAATCACTTTACCACCTGTAGAAAGTGATGCCATACAAGCTGACCAGAAGTCACCGTCAGCCTCGATAAACGCCGCCTCGTCGAATATAAGTATGGTAGGGGTATATCCTCTAAGTGCATCTTTTGATGTGGCAACAGCTTTTACCTCACATCCATTATTTAATTTAAAATGTCTTTGTGAATTTTTTTCAACTGAAAATCCTATTCCAACCCAAGCTGGCCATTGTTCAATGAACCCACGGATTTTATTTGCCATTTCAACTGATGTATCCAATTTGTTGGCAATGATTAGAATTTTCTCAGGTTTTTCTTTTCTTGCGAAGGCAAGTTTTTTTGAAGACCAAGCGGCGGTGACTGTAGATACACCAGCTTGTCTATATTTCAAGGCTATGTTTTCGTTGTATTTTTCGTAGTCCTCAAGCAGGGATACCTGATCGGGAAAAAGTTCTAAAGGGACATACTTTGAAACTGTGTTGTCGTACGTCTGTAAATAAGTGCGAAGTGCATAAGGGGTATTCCTCATGCACTTCGTGTATTCTATTATTAGTTGTTCTTTATTCACAAGATTTAATCATATTCTGATTATGGTCTCGGGATACCCAAATCTCTGTAAAGCTGATCATAATCATCATCCTCATCATCGGATCCCTCTTCCCCTTTGAAATCATCATACTCTGTTTTTGATTTCTGAGCCATCTTCATAATTTCTTTGAATTTTGAAGTTGCTCTATTCACTTTCGATTGATCTTCAGAAATGGCGTCTCCAATTATATCCAAAAATTCTTTCGCAGGTGTTTTGTACAGAATAGTATAAAACCACGGAACTAATCCTTTGTTTTCATCATCAAACATTTCATCTGGTAATGCAAACCTGATTTTTTCAACAATCTCAGGACCAATTCGAAGTTGCATTGGTTCATTTGACAATACATCTGTGAATGATCTAACTTGTTGGGACATAACAGGGTCTTCAGGTAATCCATGTCTTGCGATTGATTCCTCAATACCTTTTATAATTTCATGACAAACGATTGGGAAGATTAAACCTTCTGCGACAATCTTGGTATCAGGTGTATCTTCACCCTCATCTCCTTCATCTTCGTCTTCAGGGTCTTTATTGACAATCTTAACTTTTCCCGCAACCCCATTTCCAGTTTGTGACATCATTTCAATCATTTGTTCCATTGAAAAATACATGAAATCATTGATTGCCATAATACTCAAATAAGCGGGATATAGTTGTGGATCGATTGCATCTAACCTTTGTTTAATTTCAGGTTTTTGGAAAATATAATGACCTTTTTTAGCGGCTCCTTGAACAAGAGCGTTGATCATATTTCTTTTATGAATTTCCAACTCCATCAATTCTTCGTCTGTCAAATCTTCAACGTCAAAAGAAGGAATTTCAGGTGAATCCTCATCTTCCTTTTTCTTCGGTTTGGTGGCTTGCATTCTGAAATCTGAAATATTGATAGGAGCCCTATTCAACAACGCCTCAATAGTAAACCAGTCAGAAGGAACCTGTGTTTCTTCTAAACACGCCTCTATAGCAAGTTGTTCCAATTCCTCTCGATGTCTACCTTCAATTCTTGTGATTGGGGGAACCTTGCTCATCATTTCTTGGATCATCATTCTTTGTACTTGCTCAGAACTGATGTCTTGGATTCCTGTAACTTGTTTCAGTTTATCCGCGACTTTACCAAATCTTGAACTTACTAATCTTTCAACATCCGCAACTCCTTTTCTTAATGCAGGATTTTTTGCGTACAAACTTTCAGGGCTACCCAATTTACGTTCCAATCTTGGGTCCATTCTTTCGGGTCTGTCCCCGTAATTTATCTGTTCTTTAATCTTTGCCATTTTCTTATTTCAATAAATTTAAGATAACATCAATTACTTCTTTTTTTGCAACTTCAGGAGATATTCTTCCCGCTTTTGGATCTATTTGTTCACCAGGTCGTGGATTTTTTCCAGGGTGTGCCGGTCTTGTTCTTGGTTTGGTATCAGGTTTTGTAATTGGTTTAGTTGGTGCAGTAGTTGGTTCCGCGCCAGCTTTAGGATCTATTTGTTCTCCAGGCCTTGGATTTTTACCGGGGTGAGAAGGTCTAGTTCTTGGTTTGGTATCAGGTTTTGTTGTTGGTTTCACAGGAGCTGTCAAAGGTGAAGCTTCTGCAAGATATTTTAACAAGTCCCCTTTGGTAATTCTTGGAGGTAGGTTTTTTTCCACGATCTTTAAAATTTGAGATTCAATAAACAAAGATACAGGATTTTTTCCTTCTTCCAATTGTTTTTTTACAGATTTAACACATCTTTCAAACTTTCTTGTTTTCTTAGGGCCAACCTGAGCATGACATATTGCCCACGGATTCGGTTCCCCTGACTTCAAATCTTTCTCACTTTCGAACATACCCATACCATCAGTTTGACCACCAAATCCATCATCTGATGAAGGACCAACTTGTTTTGGGTCTTGTGTTTCAGTTTCTTTGTTTGGGTCAATTGTAACTTCTTCTTCCTCATCAAGTTCTCCTTCAGATGTTGGTTCAACTCTAATTCCTCCCTGTGATTTTGGGTTAG